GGTGACTATGAATTGCCAGAAGGTATTGATGAACAGTTAGCTACAGATAATGAGTTATTGCAGTGGTGGGCTAATCATTCTTTTGAAAACGGTTTTAATCAAGAAGAGTTTTCAGAAGGCATCAATATGTACATGAATGCTTTGAATGAAGGTGTTCCTGACTATGATGCAGAACTTGCAAGGCTTGGAGATAACGCATCCGCTCGCACAGAAGCTGTGTCTTTGTTTGCTAATCAGTTCTTTCCAGAAGAGCAACTAGATGCAATTGAGCGTATGTGCGAAACTGCTGATGGCGTTATGGCATTAGAAACCATTATGAATGCTATGCGTGACACATCTCCAACAACAGGTAGCACACCATCTGCACAAGTATCTGAAGACCAGTTGCGTCAGATGATGATGGATGACCGCTATCATAATCCAGCAAAACGTGATCCAAACTTCGTTAAAATGGTTGAAGACGGTTTTAAGAAGATATATGGTTGACGTTATAAAACGTGTTGGTCGGCTCACGTTAATCAAAAGCCGAACCCATGACCCCGAACTACTTGCACCTTATTTGCGCCTCAATGACAAGCGAGAGTGTCTTATACTAGGTTTAGACCCTTTAGAGGCACTAAGCGAGCCACTGGCAATAGAAGGGGCAAAGAACTACACAATACGATTTGATGATGACCCCATAGCAATGTGCGGCACTGTTCCTGTATCTGAGAATCAGGCAAGAGTGTGGATGCTAGGCACAGGTGGGGTAAACAACAACTTCCGTCCTTTTCTTCGTGGGTGCAAAGAAGTTATTGAAATACTACAAGGCGACTATGAGCTTGTAGAAAACTTTGTTCCAGTTGACCATCACGATACAATTATGTGGTTAAGCTGGTGTGGTTTTACTTTTGATGACGACCTCTATGAAGTCAATGGTCATGCCATGATGAGATTTGTGCGTTGCATTAATCGCAAAAATAATGTTTACTATCTGCAACAACGGCCTGTAATGCACTGAGCGACCCTAACGGACAATCGCAGTGAAGATGCCAAACAGACAACCGCAGTAAAACTTAACTCAATCACAAGGACTGAAAATGGCTAATACTATTGATGTAGCATTCATTAAGCAGTTCGAGTCTGAAGTACACATGGCATACCAGCGTATGGGTTCTAAACTGCGGAACACTGTGCGTACAGCAAGCAACGTGTCAGGCTCAACTGTTCGTTTCCAAAAAATCGGTACAGGCTCTGCCTCTACTAAATCACGCAACGGCAACGTCACACCTATGGAACTTGCACACACACAAGTGGAAGCAACCATGGAAGACTTCTATGCCGCAGAATACATCGACAAGCTCGATGAACTGAAGACAAACATCAACGAGCGTTCTGCCGTTGCACAATCTTCAGCCGCCGCACTTGGTCGCAAGACAGATGAGATTCTGATTACAGCAATGGACGCTGGTGCAAATGCAACTCAGATTAACTCTGCCGCCGCCGCTGTTGACTTGGCTGACATTCTGACTTTGTTTGAAACATTTGGTTCAGCAGACATTCCAGAAGATGGCAATCGTTATCTTGCTATGCATCCGAAGGGTTATGCAGACCTGTTCAACATTACTGAGTTCGCATCTAGCGACTTTGTTGGTGAGCAGAACCTTCCTTTCGCTGGCGGCATGACAATGAAAGAGTTTATGGGCTTTAAGGTCTTCTCAACTTCAGCAGTAACTGCTGGTAAGAATATGGCTTACCACACATCTGCTATTGGTTTGGGTGTAAACTCTGATGTCTCAACTGAGATTAACTATGTCGCGGAAAAAGTATCACACCTTGCAACATCAATGATGTCAATGGGTGCGGTGGTCATTGATGCTAACGGCATCTATGAAGTCCTAGACAACAACTAAAAGGAGTTAGCATTATGGCATATTCAGCATCTGGCCTAACCCTTATTGGTGGCTCATCAGCACAGCGTATGTGGATTTACACAAGCGCAGATACTATTGCTGATATTAACACTGAAGATTACTTCTTAGAAGCAATCGACATGATTAACAAAAATGATGTCATGTTTATTGTTTCATCAACAGGTGGTACTCCAGTAATATCAACTGCATATTGCAATCAGTCTGATGGCACAAACATTGACATCGTTAACGGTGTTGCTGTTACCGCTACTGATAGCGACTAAAGGAATTGGGAGGGGTCAAGGTATCAACTTACCTCTCCCATAACCTACAATGGCAGTAAGTAGCACCCACGCAAATACACCGATTGACATTTGCTCAAGAGCGTTGATTCTTATTGGGGCAGATACAATCACTTCGTTTGATGACGGCACAACCGAGGCTCTTGTCTCGGTGAATATGTATGAGGACGTTGCTCGTACAGCTTTGGTAAACTCACGCTGGCGTTTTGCAACAAATCAAAGAGAATTAAATTTACTTACAGCCAAACCTACAGGGCGTTATGATAGGGCATATCAACTGCCATCAGACTATCTTATGACCCATGCGGCAACAGTTAATGACAATTTAATTGAGTATCAAATTTACGCGGACAAGTTATATACAAACACCTCTGCCGCAGACAAAGTTATTCTTGATCATACATTTCGTGTAGATGAAATTTACTGGCCTTCATACTTTACCATTGCTGTTGAGTATGCGTTAGCAACAGTGTTTGCAACATCTATAGCTAGAGATACAGCATTGGCTGGCTTGATGAACACGCAAGCTCAGCTTACTATGACAAAAGCCAGAACACTAGACTCACAGCAACAAACAACTCGTAGACTTTCAACATCGAGGTTTATTACGAATAGGCGTAGCTAATGGCAAGGATTAGAGTTCCTATCTCAAACTTTCAGTTTGGTGAAGTCAGTCCTTCTATGCTGTCTCGTACAGACACTAAGGTCTATTCTAGTGCCGCTAAGAAGGTGGAGAACTTCTTTCTAAGAAACGAAGGCGGTTTGCTTAAACGCTTTGGCACACGCAAAGTGTATGAGTTTGACACGACTGTTGATACGTCAAAGCGTATACAACATCGCATCATACCATTTATCTTTTCTGATGATGAGCGTTACATTATCTCTCTTGAGCATGAGAAGATTCGTTGTTTTAAGATTGACCCATCTACTGGCGATGTGTCTCTTGTTGAAACAATTACACAAGACGTAGACTCAGCAACATTACCTATCACCGATAGCATATTAGATGAGATTACATACGCCCAATCTGGGGATGTAATGTTTTTGTGTCATCAGACTTTTATGATTCGCAAGCTAACTCGCACTAGCCTTGATGATTTTGAGGTAAGCACATTTGAGTTTCTTACCGATTCTGATGAGAACTATATTTTTCAGCCATACTACTCTTTTCACGGAACTGATGTAACTCTTGACCCATCCAAAGCCAGTGGCACTAACGCAACTCTTACTACAAGCGCAGACTACTTTGATACTACAGGTTCAAAGACAGGCTCTGATTATCTGGACTCTAAGCATGTTGGTGTTACTTTGCGCTATCACGGACAAGAGATTGAAATTAAATCTGTGCAGTCTGCTACCTCTGCAACTGGTGATATTATAGATGTTTTAGAGGTTCATTTAGATACAGACGCTATTGAAACTACAGATGGTATTGCTGACATTGAAATTACAATGGCAAAGCATGGCCTATCAACTGGTGACAGCATAACTATTTCACACGCTGGCGGTGTTGGCGGGATTAACGGAAATCAAATTAATGGCACTCGTTCTGTTGCAGATGTGCGTAATGAAAATGTGTTTGTTGTAACTGCTGGTTCTAATGCTAACGAATCCACAGTTGGTGGTGGCACTCCTAAGATTAAGACACACGCACCTACTACTCAATGGGAAGAGCAATCGTATAGCGCACTTAGAGGTTTTCCTGCGGCTGTTACATTTCATGAGAATAGGTTGTGGTTTGGCGGCACTATTGCACAGCCTGACGGTATCTGGGCAAGCAAAAGCGCTGACTACTTTAACTTTGATGTTGGTAAAGCAGAAGATGATGATGCGTTAGACCTTACAGCAAGTATTGGTGAGATTAATACAGTACGTCATATTGTATCAAATCGTGACCTACAAATATTTACTAGCACATCAGAGCTATATATTCCTGCATTTACAGAAAAACCAATAACGCCAACAAATGCACAGATTAAAAGACAAACGCCATATGGCGCTTCTTTTGTACGCCCTCAGTCTCTTGATGGTGCAACAATATATGTGCAGAAAAACGGTTCAGTAGTAAGAGAGTACATATACTCTGATGCAGAAGCCGCATATGTATCTACATCTATTAGCCAGCTTTCAGCCCATTTAATAAATGACCCTGTTCAAATGACCATCCTGCGTGGGGCTATTAATCGTCCTGAATCTTACGCGTTCCTCCTCAACAAAGATGGGACGATTGCTTTGTTTACCAGCAACAGGAGCGAGCAACGCGCAGGGTGGGCTAAGTTTACAACTAATGGAAAGTTTCATTCTATATGTACAGTAGACGATAGAGTATTTCTTGTTGGTCAGTATGACAAAGGTGATGGAACTGATAAGTTTATTCTTACGGAGTTTGACGCAGGCCTCAACATGGACTTTGCTGATGACTTTACTGGCACTGCTGGTGTGTTCGATGTATCTTCTCATTTTGCTAATGGCGCAGTTGTATCTGTGGTCGATGGCGATAACTATCTTGGGCAGTTTACTGTAGCTAGTGGCAATGTTGATGTCTCTGCTGTGCAAGAAATAACAAGCGCAGAGATTGGTCTTGAGTTTAATGTTGAGTTTGAAACACTGCCTATTGATGCCGCTATACAAGGTGGCCCACTTACTGGCAATCCAAGACGTGTGAATCGTGTTATACTAGATTTGGTTGATACATTATCTGTATCTGTTAACGATAAGAAACTAGTAATAAGACAAGTTACTGATGACTTGAGCCTCGGCAGGAACTCTGTAACTGGCAAGAAAGAGTTTCGTTTGCTTGGGTATAGCAAAGACCCAACGGTAAAGATAACGCAGTCAGCGCCTCTTAAAGCTCAAGTAAACGGCATTATAGCGGAGATTTCATTCTAATGGACTTAATGACCTTTGCACAAATTGCAGGAACTGGATTGAAAGTTATGTCTGCCATGCAGGGCGGTCAGTCTGTACAAGACCAAGCCGCTTTTGATAACTATCAAATGCAGTTAAAGATAAACCAAGACAAGATAGTAGCTCGTCAAAAGATGAATTTGCGTAACGCACAGTTTGCCGCAAACGAATCTGTGAACAGAGCTACATTTCTTAGTGGCTTAAATCGTGATGTAAGCGATAGAAGTTTTAGAGCATTCATGGAGCGTCAACGTCAAATAGCTTCAGATGATGCCGAGGCTATTAGCAGTCAAACTATTCTTAATACATCTCAGTTAAGAGTTGGTCAAAAGGCAACTTCAGCAAGAGCAGACCAAGCAAAGCAAGCCGCACTATTAGGTGCTGGTTCTGCAATAGCATCAGGCTTATTTAGGTATGAGCAGTATCGCGTAGACGGTAGTTTGTTTGGGGATGATTAATGGCAGTTATTAGAGAAAAGCGTCAGTACCTATCACAGCCTATTGGCGTGGTAAAAGCTCAAGTTGGAGATGTTGAAGGCGCTAGGTCAATAGGCCAGTTTGCAGATACTTTGATAGAAGGCTCTTTTAAGACCCTTATTGAAGACGCACAACAGGCGGGTAAAGAAAGCGGTCTTTCTGCAACTAGCCAACAAATTCGAACTATTAATCCAGAAACAGGACAGCCAGAAGCATTTACTATACCACCACAGTTTGGTCGTGCGGCATCTCGTGCGTATCAGCAAGTAGTAGAGCGTAGATATGTATCTGAAGTTGAGCAAGACTTAAAAACAGAATCTGCTAAAATCTTTGCAGAAGAGATGTTGAAGCCTGATGGGTATGGAAACTACTCTAAACGGATGAGGCAGTATGCTCAAGACATCACAGACTCTGCCTTACCTAGATTTAAAAACATTGTAACTGGCCTGTCCTCTTCTTTGATTGCAAGCACAGAAGTTGATTTTATTAAGCGCGATGCTCAAAGAGACTTAGAGGCAAGCCTATTAGGGCTTCAAGAAGATGCTGACTCTAATGCATCAACCTTAACAAACGCCGCCGCTATATTAGATTTTGGAAATGAAGGTCAGATTGAAGACCTTGTCGGTACATTTGATGGCTTCTTAGAAGCGCAAAGAACAGGTCTAACAGCAGGGGTTCATAACTCCACAACATTTTCTGATGTAGAAAACAACATTGCTAAGTCTATTGGGATTGGTATAGCTCGCAATATTGGCTCTGTTTACGAGCAATCTCTATCAACTACAAATCCCCTTGACCCTTCTGACCTTGTTACTCTTCAGCAAGTGATGCGTACAGGTGTTGGTAAAGAGTCCTTAGACCCAAGATTAAAAAAGTTTGTTGGTGTTGCTGACCAGTTTAATATTCAACTTGGCGAAGATGGGAAAGAAACACCTAGAAATTACTCTGGCTTAGTTAAGGGTAGTGTATTTTCAGAGCTTTCTTCTATTCACAGTAACGCTGTTAGGATTAAAGCGGCAACAGATTCAACAGCTTCAGAAGAGCAGAAAGATGCTAGTTATAACTGGATAAGCAATATGCTTAATCCAGAATCAGAAACTGGTTTTAATGGGCTTGTTCAGTCTATAAATTCAAAAGTTGAGAGTGGAAATTGGGAAGGCGCTATATCTGATTTTAAGGCTAATGAAAGTCGCATTAGAGCAGAAGGTCAAAAACTAGAGATACCGATTGATACTCTTGAGAATGGCATTATGCGCTATCGCAAGGGCGTTTCTAATGCATTGCTATCCGTTATATTTGGCTCTCCCATAAATACTAAAGATAATAAAGGTAGAGATGTCACTCGTCCTCTTTTGCCTAACGAATCAAGTAATGTTGAGAAATATCTAAGCAACTCTCCTATGGGTGTGACGCTTCAAGACATCCCAAAAGAAATACGTTCTATTGTTAAGCAAGCAAAAGATTTACAAACAACTAGAACTGAAGATGATTTTTATCGTGATGTTGAGGCGGCAAATCAAGAGATACAATCATTTTATGCAGATAAGAAAACTCAAGCGGATAACATTCAACTAGGAACTGCCGCTTTGAATGGGGGTTCTACTAGCTCAAAGAAGTCAAGAGAAGCTGTAGATTTTGTAACTATTGGCAATAATGCAGACACACCTTTATATTTCTTAACTGATGAGGGGTATGATGCTTTTAATGTGCTTGCTCCAAAGTTTGCTAAAACAGGATTTGTTGGTCAAAACCTTGTGGATACATTTGAGGTAATAGCTGGGGGAAGGCAAGAGCTATCTGATGACCAGATTAATAGAGCGTTTGATATATGGAGAAGACTAGAGTTTAGGTCAGATGCTACTGGTGGTATGTTTAATGTTTGGTCAAATTCTTCTTTAAGTGAAAACACATTTAAGATGATGACCTCTATAAGCAGTGTTGTAAAAGATTTAAAGGGTGGGAAGAACGCATCTGATGTGTATAGAGATATGCGTTTTCTTCTATCCCCTGAAAATAAGGAAGCATTTGGAGACCAGATGTCTTTTGGGCTTGGCAACAAAACACTTGATAACTTTGTAAGTGATATTGTTGGAGAGTCTAACTTTGAAGCTAGAGAGTATTTTGAAGGTATTGTGCCGTATCTTGTGGCAACAAAAGCAACGCCAGAAAGAATTGAAGAAACCATCAACACAATGTTTGATGAGCATTTTGTAGAAACTGAAGGTTATGTAATTAATAATGGCGAAGGACAGCCATTTAAGTCTGCATTCTCTTTAGCTAAGTACATGGACAAAACAGACAGAATTACAGCAATACGAAACCTTAATGAATATTTAGCTCAAACAGGTGCAAAGGCTCGTATTTCTCGTAGAGAATTAACAGCAACAGAAAACTTTGGTTTCTTTTTTACAGGCTTCCTTGGAACGACCCTTCAAGAGCTAGATATTCTTGATAGAGGTGATAGCACAGTACAGTCTAAAGATGACCAAGAGGTTTATCTAATGCCTATTGCTGGTGAGTCCTTGGGTACTGGTGAAGACATTATCTACCAGCTTGTTTATCTTGAAAACGGAACTGTTCAGTCTTACAAACACCCTGAGTTAGATGAGTTTATATATGTGAACTTGCTTGATTTAAAGGCAAGCGTTGCTCCTCCAACTGATTATACTAATGATGATTGGTTGTTTATGGAGTATCAGCGCCAACAACAAATAGAGCAAGGTACATCGAATCCATTTCTTGAAGATGATATGTCTACCATTGGCCTGAATCCAGAGATGAGTGTTGGTGGCTTCTCTCAGTTTATGCAAGAAAAGAGAAAGTAATGCTTTACGATCCGTTTTCTGTAAACAAAAGATTTTATGGAGAGACAGATTTCAGTCCATCTCCTGAGTTCTTTGATACCGTAGGCGCATCAATGGGGTATCAGTACGCCCCTATTATGAATTACATATCTAACAAGATTAAGTACGGAAATGAAATAGACCCAAACTATGTCTCAACAAATGACATGGAAGGGTATGAAATGTATCGCAATGAGTTGATACTTGCTCAAAATGCTAATCATATGAAGGACTTAAAAGCCGCTCTTGATGCAAACCTTAAACGCAGAAAGACATTGGCTCGCTCTCCAATTATATCACAGTTTTTTGCTGGTATGTTTGACCCTGTTAACTTTGTTGCATTGCCGTTTGGCGGCGCTGGTGTTGGCGTTTTTCGCTCTGCACTGAGAACAGGCACATCTGTAGCCGCAATTCAAACTGCACAAGAAACGTATCGTGCGCCACTAGACCCACTATCTACACCTATGGAAAGTGTAGTTAATATTGGCTCTGCATTTGCCGCAGGAGCTTTGTTAGGTGGCGCTATATCTATTCCTGCTACTCGTAGGTCACAAGCCACTGAATCTACCAGAAAGCAATTAGAAGAGATTGGCTCAGAGTTTGTTCCTATTGCAGACCCTAAACGCCCTGCCGCTACTGAAGAGCGTCCGTTTTCTCAGCTTGTTCCAGAGCAGTTAGAAGGTATTATTCAAGGCGCACCAAAGAAAATAGAGCGAACTGAGGTATTTATCAAGCAGTCTGAGGCAAGGCTTGATGCTGTTAATAAGAAGCTGGAAGAAAATCTTAGCCCAGAAAAGAAAGCTCAAGGTCTTTCTATTCGTGCCAAGTTAGAATCTGGATTAAAGACTGCAAAAGAAACATTGGACAGAACACGCAAAGAGTTAGCTAATGCTGACGGAGAGCGTATTACTCGTGTTCGTGAGGTTGCGGAAGGCAAAGGTCCAGACGCACATAGTATTGCATCATCTGCATGGACAGACAGTATATTCTATAAGTTTGTAACCACACCAATGAAGCGTGTGTTACAGAACAAAAGACTAAATGATGTTACTAAAAGAGCCATGCTTATGATGGGTGGTGACTCTGGCATTCTGGTTAATGCTGTTAAGAATGGCGCAAAAATTGGCGCATCTGTTTATCAGAAGGCTCAGATGCGTAATGGTGAGTGGGTGCAAGTTCACGACAATCTAATGAAGCTGTATGAGCGTGAATACAGTTTAGGTGAGCAAGCGTTTGCTGATGTAGACTTGCGTACCGTAAATCAAAAGATACAAGGTCTTGGTGGCAAGAGAGTACAGACTTATCAAGAGTGGATTACTGAGGTAAACCGCAAGCGTATTGTAGGTGAAAAGCCAAAGAGTGATGCAGAAGCAGAGGCAATGACTGCGCTTGATGATTACTATCAAACATGGTCTGACCGCTTGGAACAAGTTGGTATGCTTGGTGGTGAGCAGTATTATACACGCCAGCTAACTTGGATTGAGCGTGATATTGATAGGCTTGAAACAGAAGTTTCTAAGTTATCTAAAACTGTAAAAGACCCTAGAGGCACAAACATATCAGAAAAAGATATGACTAAGGCACAACGTAGATTGTTTTACAAGCGTGAGCGTTTAATCTCATTACGCAAAAGACAACAAGAACTAGAAGCAGAGATTAAGTTTCAGCAGGACGAGCCAATCATGCCCCCTAATGAAACTGTCTTTAATCCAAGATATTGGGATTTGGTTGCTATATCTGAAAACAGAGAGAAGTTCGCTCAGATACTGTTCAAGTGGTACAAGGATAATCCAGAAGTTTACGTCTTTGATGAAGGCGCAAACAAGTTTGTTAAGAAAAAATTATCTACAGACAACGATGCAGTTCAAAAGCGTGTTGACGATACTATTGACACGATTCTGGGCAGAAGGGATGTAACACAAGAAGAGCAATCATACTATGGTGGCGGCAAGTCTAAGCATCTACGTCATCGTGAGATTGATATTCCTAATGCACTAGTTGTAGACTTTATTGAAACCAATCCTGTCAATGTAATGAAGGCATACAATCAGCGTATTGCGCCTATGTATGAGTTTGAAGCAGAGTTTGGTCGTTCAATAGACGATGTTCTTGCAGACCAAGATATGTTTATGATTGATGATGGCCTGTCACTAGCAGAGCGTAATGCTGTGTTGCGTGATATGCGTCATATGTATGACCGCGTAACTACAAGAGTATTGCGTGACCCTAATTCATGGGATCAAACAACTGCCACAGTACTTAAAGACCTTGCGATGCTTAACTATCTTGGCTCTGCTGGTCTGGCTACATTACCCGACTTTGCTAAGATTATGATGGAGCATGAGCTAGGTACAGTAATGAAGAGCCTATTTGGTGTTATGAATGACCACAAGGTTCGCTTGTCCTCAAGGGAAGCTCGTATTGCTGGTGAAGCTATTGAGATACTGATGGGTGATGCTCATCTACGACTGACTGAGTACATGACTAACAACCCATTGAACAATGGCTTTATGAACAAAGTTCGTTCTGGGTTTTTTATGCTCAACGGTCTTGCTCCAATGACCAACATCTTCAAGCGTATGGATGCTATTATGCGTGGGCATACTTTGATTGATTATTCTGTGCGGTGGACTCAAGGCAAGGCAACAAAGATGGAGCAAGAGTATCTGCTTCGCTACAATATTGACTTAGAAGACGCAAAGAAGATTGCTGACTCTGCTTGGGAAAAAACTGAAGCTGGGCTGTATCTGCCCAACACATCTAAGTGGGATGACATAGGTATTAGAGATAACTTTAGAACATCTATGAACAGCGGGATTATGAATACTATTCTTATGGGTACACCCGCTGACAAACCTATTGCTGTTGATGGTGTATTTTATGTACCAATGCACGTTGCACAACGCTTTGGAATGAAGGAAGACCCCAAGTTTAGAGGCTATGCACGAATAGAGAATGGACTGCTTGGTTTGCCGTTCCAATTTATGTCTTACAGTTTTGCCGCCGCAAATAAGATTACAGCATCTCTTGCGCAAGGCCAGATAAGAAACAGGGCTGTTGCTATTACAGCTTCTATAGGTCTTGGGTATATGTCTTTGTCACTCAAACAGCCAGACTTTGTGATGGACAAGATGTCATTTACAGATAAACTAGCTCGCTCTATAGATGCCAGTGGTGTAATTGCACTGCATGGAGATTTGTTTTACACAGCAATGAATACTAGTTTAGCACTTGGTGGCCCTGATATTGGTATGGGTATTATCAATCCTAAGTTTCCACAAAAAGAAAGTGTATTAGATGCAGTAACAGGTCTTACAGGTGCTGGCACATCTTACGCTGTTGATGTGGGTAGGGCTGTAAACAAAATGGTTACAGGTGATTTTGACCAAGGGCTTTATGAGTTTACTGGTAGATTACCATTTGCAAGCGCATTGCTTTGGAAAGAAGAGATGCAAGAGTTGCGTCAAGCATTGCGTGGTGGGCGATATTAATTGTGCGTTGAGTGAGTCTTTAATTTAAGTTAGGATACGACCATGACTATTAACTTAGCAGATAACAATCCAAGAGATGAATATACAGTTGCGGATGGCAATTCGCAAACTGTTTTTGATATGTCGTTTGAGATATTCGATAATGCAGACTTGAATGTTTATGTTGATGGCGTACTAAAAACATTAACTACAGATTACAAAATATCTGATGAAGATGATGACGCAGATGCTGGTCATACTAGCGGCACAACTGGTTATGTTCACATGACAAGTGCAATATCTGCTAGTGGTTCTGATGTGGATATTGTTCTTACTAGAGACATTGAACACAAACGTACTACAGACTTCCCTGCCTCTGGTGCATTCCAAATTGGTTCACTCAATGACGAACTAGATAAACTTATTGCTATTGCGGCTGATCTAAGCGATGAGATTAGTCGTTCACTACGTCTTACAGACTATGATACTTCTGTATCTCTTGTTTTGCCTGAGGTTGATTCTCGTAAAGGCACTGTTCTTGCATTTGATTCTACAACTGGTGCGGTTGTTGCAGGGCCACAAACAGGTAATGTGAATACATTAGCAAGTATTGCTACTGACATTGCCACACTTGCTGACATTGAAGATGGCACTGTAGCTACAGATGCTATATCAGACCTTGCCGCAATAGCTAGTGATGTATCAAGTGTAGCCGCAATTGACAGTAATGTGACATTGGTAGCCAACAATACAAACAACATTAGCACCGTTGTCACAAACATTACAGACATACAAAATGCTGAAGAACATGCACAAGAAGCCAAAGACTATGCAACTAAAGTTAATGGCGAAGTGCAAGAGAATGGCGCAAACACTGGCAACTATTCATCAAAGGCATGGGCATTAGGCGGCACAGGCGTAACTGATGCTTCTGGTGGCGGTGCGGCTAAAGAGTGGGCGGTTGACCAAAGTGCTGACGGAGTGGATGGAACTGAATATTCTGCGAAGGAATATGCGATTGGTTCAACTGCTGGCAACACCAACGGTTCTGCAAAACAGTGGGCATTAGGTGGTGGCGCATCATACTCATCAAATACTACAGTAGATGGCACTAACTATTCAGCTAAGTATTGGGCAGAAAAAGCACAATCCTATGTTCAACAACAATTTGAAAATAAATATCTAGGCGCACATTCTTCTGACCCAACACAAGACCCATACGATGCAGACCCCTCAGACGGTCAGGCTTTAGAGGCTGGCGATTTATATTTTAATACAGCAAATAACATAGTTCGTGTTTATGATGGCGCAAACTGGAATGATGCTGTTGTAGACACAACTGGCTTTGCTACCAACGGCTTCGCCATTGCTATGGCTATCGCATTATAGGAGTAAAGGATGGCACAGAACTTTCGCAGATACACACTAAACAATGTTGGCACTCAAGTTGCTGACATTCCTGATGGCACTAACTTTGACAGCTACGACACGCTAGTTGGCATCCATTGCACAAACATTACAGACAACGCTATTAATATTGATGTGTATATCAACGATGGCACTAACGACATCCATCTGATAAAGGGTGCGCCTATTGCGGCTGGCGGTGCGTTACAAGTACTTGATGGCGGTGCAAAAATTGTTGTGCAGTCAGGTGATAGATTGTGGGTGAAATCAGATACAGCGGCATCTCTGGATGTGTGGGTATCTGCTGTTGATGCTATTTCTTCATAGGTGATACATGGGTTACATAGGCAATCAAACATCTAACAGCTACACCAGCATTACCAAACAGCCTATCACTGGTGATGGCGGTAAGAATTATATTCTTGACCATCCTGTAGCAAACGTCAATGAGATAGAGGTGTTTGTAAATAACGTCCGTCAAAAGCCAGGGGATGCCTATACAGTTTCTGGTACTGCATTGGCCATGACAGGCAATGTAGCAAGCACAGACGACTTCTATGTTGTATTTCAAGGTAAGGCTATTCAAACAACTGTGCCACCTGATGACAGCGTGACCACGGCTCGTATTAATGATGGGGCTGTGACTGCGGCAAAGGTAGATAGTACATTGCATCTATCAACCATTAAAGACAGCACAGGCACAAACACTGCCATGACCATTGATAGTAGTGGTCGTGTATTAATGCCTGAAAAACCAGCTTTTTTTCTGCAAGGCACTAGTGATGCTAATAAAACATTTGCAGACGATGATGTTTTTGGCGCTACAGATGATGGACAGGTAGCTTTTTCTACCACTGCAGATGGCGCTTTTTTACAGCATTTTACTTACAATTCCGCAACTGGCGAAATAACCCCTTTAGTAGATGGCGTTTATTTTATAGCTGGATGTTTTTTTCACAACGAAACATCTTCTGTCAGAGTAAAACTTAATGTTAATGGTGTTCGTAGGGCTATGGGGCATCATGATAGTCCACAGGTTAAAACAATTCATATTTCCTGTGTGCTTAACTTGACAACTTCAGACAAAATTACATTTGCAAATAATTCTGGTTCAAATAAGGTTTTTTATGAAGGCGGTGAACACACATATGTTTATGGACATTTGGTAGGATA